TGCATTAAGACAGAAAAGCAGATGGTGGAAACCAATTGCTGAATGTAAGAAGTTAGCAAGAAGAGCTTACAAAGGAAAAAACAAAAGACAGAAGTGGGAATACCATTGCAATAAGTGTAAGAGTTGGTTTAAAAGTGATCAAGTTAACGTTGACCACATTGAACCTGCAGGTAGTTTAAATTGCTCAAACGATCTTCCAGCCTTTGTAGATACTCTATTTTGTGAACAGGAAAACTTACAAGTGCTCTGTAAAACATGCCATGATCAAAAAACACAATTAGAAAAACAATTAAAACAATTTAAAAAATGAAACATTTTATAAATAATACTATTGAGTATTTTAAAACACCTGAACATTATGAAAATGGAAAAGAGTATGATATTATAGACGTGTGTAATGATTACTCTCTTTCGTTTAACAGGGGTAATGTTCTAAAATATATAGCTAGAGCAGGAAAGAAAGAGAACGAGCTAAAGGATTTACATAAAGCTTTAGATTATTTACAGAGAGAAATTGAGTACGTTAAATCAAGAGGGAAGTTATGATAAAAGGAGTTAAATCAGAAACTATTCAAGAAGTTGACATAGTTGTAAAAGAAGTTAAGAACTGTCCTCTTAAATATGACAATACGCAAAGAGTGTTACTAATAGATGCTGATAGTATTATGTATTTTGCTACACACTTTCCTGAAGACTCTCTGATGGAGTTTCCAACAGAAGAAGAAAGAATAGAAGAAGCTAAATATAGAACTAGAACTAAGTTAGAAGAGATTCATAATAATATAGAAGAGTTTTACAATATACAAGAAACCTTTATATTTATAGGAGGTCGTGGTAACTTTAGATACAAACTTTATCCTGACTATAAATCAAATCGAAAAGAGAAGAATCCACTAATTCCAATCATTGCAGAGTATATGTTAGATGAATTACAGTGTATACCTTCTCAAGGAGCAGAGGCTGATGACTATGTATATGATAGTTATGTATTGAGCGAGGGTAATTGTGTTGTAGCAGCTATAGATAAAGATGTACTATATAATTGTCCTGATGTACCATTTTATAATTATAGAAGTTATGGTGATACATTAGGAGAGTTTAAGAAGATTTCTAAAGAAGAAAGTAGACTAGCTATAGCTTCTCAAGTTGTAATAGGAGATAGTGGTGATGGTATACCTGGAGCTTATGGAGTTGGTAAAGCTTGGTGTAGAGATAATATGCACATAGGTATGACAGACTATCAATTTACTAAAGCTATATTTAAAGGTTACTTAAAATCAAGTGGTGGTAATGCTAAGATAGCAAAAGAACAAGCAAGGTTATATTATAGTGTATTAAAATTATATACACATAAAGAATTAAAAAACGCTAATGAAAAACACGATAACTAGTATATTTATAGTACCTTCTTTAAAGGTGCCAAAGAATTCATTAAAAGATAATGGATTTATAAATGCTTACTTAGATGATGTAGGACGAGACTTTAAATACAATAATGTTATTTATGTCTTGTTCTTACCTACTGACTTGGCAAAATTTAGAGAGTTTCTTGATAATGAATATGAGCGTACCACAGAAATTGTTGAGGATTACGATTATGAAGGTGGTTTTGTTGTATTAGTATACAAGCTTAATATGAAATGGGAGACAGACTTTGATTTAATCAAACAAGGTAGATATTCTGAGACAAGTGATAACTTTCAAAAGTTATTTCCAAAAGTTATAAAGATTAAAAAGAACGGTTTACACAGAGATGAAATTAGTCTTCAATACAGAGTGTTTAATAAAACAGATGACATGATAAAGTATTGGGAAAATAAACTTGGTATAGATTGGGATGATAGTCTTGAGGTATGGGAAGGATTTGATGAAGGTAAGGAGATTCTTGATATAAATAAGATGAAAAAAAGTATTGAACTAATAAAAAAATAATTATGGATGCAGAAAAATTAATGAATGAAAACCCTTTAACAAAAAACAAATTAAAAGAGTGGTTTTTAGATAGGCTTATGGCTTCAGCAAATGAATTTGAACAAGATGACTCTTTTAAAGAGTTTATGATTAAGTCTGGTATTACAGATGATCAAATAATAACAATATTTAAAGAGGGAGGTAGAGCCAGTTTAGATATGTTTGATGAAAATGATGTGGTAGTAAACATAATACATGACTGGAAGACAAAGAAGTTTTCTTATCGTATAAATGATGGAAAACAAACTGGTAAATACTCTTTAAGAAAAGAGGCAGAGAAAGATGCAATGTCTAAAGCTGTAAGTATTCTTGAGGCTTTAATTACACCTGATGTTGAAGAAGTTATAGAAGAGCAAAAAAAAGAAGATAAATCATGAGAACAATTGGAAAAATTATAGTAGATTTGCTATCCGACAATCAAATTTCAGCAGAAGAAGCTGAATTAATGATCACTCACCTTTCAGACAGTAAAAGACCTTCAGGTTATCAACCTGAACGGACTGCTAGTCCCTATTGGTATCAAACAACCACACTATGAGAACAGTAAAACAATTTAATCAAACATATGAGTTAATTTGTAATGGAGAAGGGCTTACAATAGAAGTTCCCTCTGTAGTACAATTCTTAAACTCAGCATTCATTGACTTCTTGAGAATAGAAGGATTTGAATATAAAGAAATCTCAACAATTCGTGGAATACCTAGAGTTGATACTAATCTTCCAGATATTATGCCTTATGTAGGTAGAGTAATTCAATCAGAGCTAGAAGAGAAGATATCACTCATGTTAAAAGTTGAGTTTGAGATTGAAGAAAGGTTAAGATCAATAAACTTAGATAAACACGGTAACCCATTAATACTATGAACAAAAACATTTTTAAACAAAGGGTAAATATTCTACCTTACGAGTATCCACAACTTTTAGACTACAAAGATGCTATCAGGCATTCCTACTGGATTGACACAGAATTTAATTTTACAGAAGACATACAAGACTTTAAGGTAACCATCTCTGAAGAAGAGCGTGACGTTATTAAGAAGACTATGCTTGCTATTGCACAAATAGAAGTTAATGTAAAAACATTCTGGGCTGATATGTATAAGCGTATGCCTATTACAGAAGTTGGAGATGTAGGAATGACGTTTGCTGAGTCAGAAGTAAGACACAAAGATGCTTATGCTAGACTATTGAGAATACTTGGCCTTGAGAAAGAGTTTCAAAGTGTTATAGAGGTGCCTGCAATAGAAGGTAGACTTAAGTACTTAAAGAAGTACTTAGATGGTACACGTTCTAGAGATGACAAAATGTATACTAAGTCTGTATTATTATTTTCTTTATTTATAGAGCATGTAAGCTTGTTTAGTCAATTCTTAATCATGATGAGTTTTAACAAAGAGAGGAATGTACTCAAGGGTATATCTAATGTTGTTGAAGCTACAAGTAAAGAAGAGGAGATACACGGTAACTTTGGTGCTGAGATTATCAACATTATTAAGAAAGAGAACCCTGAATGGTTTGATGAGGAGTTTGAAGATTTAATTTATTCAGCATGTAAAAAAGCATATAACGCTGAGTGTGATATATTAGATTGGATCTTTGAGAAAGGAGAACTTACTTTTCTTCCAAAAGAAACAATTCAACACTTCATCATGAATCGATTCAATAATTCTTTGAATAAGATTGGAATGAAGCCAATGTTTGATGTAAATAAAGAACTAATTGCATCAACAAAATGGTTTGATATAGAAATCACTGCTACTAAAGAGGGAGACTTCTTTTATAAGAAGAGTGTAGACTATAATAAAAAGAGTAAGAGTATAACTTTAGACGATTTATTTTAATATGGAATATAAAAGATATTACTGGCTCAATGAAGACAGTAGAACATTCTTGTCCAGGGGGTATTTAGATGAATCTCCTGAACAAAGAGTAAGAGACATAGCTAATATTGCTGAAAAGTATTTAGCTATTAAAGACTTTGCCTGCAAGTTTGAAGACTACATGGCAAAAGGATACTATTCACTATCAACACCTGTATGGATTAACTTTGGTAAACAAAAAGGTTTACCTATCAGTTGCTATGGATCTAATGTGGATGACACACTAGATAGTATATTAAATGCAGGCCGTGAGATAGGTATGATGAGTAAATATGGTGGAGGAACCAGTGCTTATTTAGGTAATATTAGACCAAGAGGTACTAAAATTAGTACTGGAGGAGAAGCTGATGGCCCTATACATTATGCTAGAATGTATGACACAGTTGTAGATGTGTGTAAACAATCTGCAGCTAGACGTGGAGCATGTGCAGTGTATTTACCTGTAGAGCATGCAGATATAGAAGAGTTTCTAGATATTGGTACAGAGGGTAACCCTATTCAGAATCTTCAATATGGTGTCACAGTTGGTGATGCATGGTTGAAGAGTATGAAAGCTGGTAGTAAAGAAAAGCGTAAGATATGGGCTAAGATTATTCAAAGACGTAATGAGTTTGGGTTTCCATACATTATGTTTAAAGATAATTCAAACAACGAGACATCTCCTTACAAGGAGCTTGGGTATGAAGTTACAGCAAGTAACTTGTGTAGTGAGATACAACTACCAACAGACAGCTTTAATAGTTTTGTTTGTTGCTTAGGATCTATAAATCTTTTACATTGGGATGAGATTAAAGAAACAGATGCTGTAGAAACCTATGTATTGTTCCTGAACGCTGTAATGAATGAGTTTGTTCAGAAAGCAGAACATCTTCCTGGTATGCGAAGAGCATATAGATTTGCAAAAGAACATAGAGCTATTGGAGTTGGTGTATTAGGATATCATTCCTTGTTTCAGTCTAAACTTATAGAGTTTGAATCACTGGAAGCTAAACAACTTAACCATCAGATTTTTAAGACGTTAAAAGAACGTACAGAAAATGCATCTAAATGGCTACATGATGCCAAAGGGTACACATCAATTAGAGAAGGTTATGCTAACACCACATTGATGGCTATAGCACCAACTAAATCTAGTTCGTTTATACACGGTGCAGTGTCTATGGGTATTGAACCAATAAAATCTAACTACTTTATTAAAGATCTCGCTAAGAGTAAGACAGTTTATAAGAATCCTTTCTTAGAGGCTGAGCTTGAGAAGTATGATCTTAATAACGATGAAACTTGGGAGTCTATCTTAAAGAAAGATGGGTCTGTCCAACACTTAAAATTCCCTACAAAGGGAGTATTCAAATCATTTATAGAGATTAGTCCTAAGGAAATAGTTCTGCAGGCTGCGCAAAGACAAAAGTTTATTGATCAGTCACAGAGCTTGAACCTTATGATAGATCCTAGTGTACCAGCTAAAGATATAAATCAATTGTATCTTTATGCTCATGATGAGGGTGTTAAAACTCTTTACTATCAGTTCAGTCAAAGTTCTGCACAAGCATTTGCACGTAATATTTTAGAGTGTGCAAGTTGTGAGGGCTAACTAAGTTAATTATAAAAATGTAAGCTTCTAACAAATTTAGTTTGGTAGTTTGAAATACATTTTATAACTTTGAACTGTGGGGGTACAAGATTTGAATTAAATATTTCTGTTCTGTTTTTAATTGTGAAAGGGGCCTTGGAGAAATCTAAGGCCTTTTTTTGCTTGTAAAATAGAGTAGATTTTAGTATATTTGAATATAATTTAAAACAATTAAATATGGCGAAAAAGCTGAAAGAAACAGGGAATAAATTCCAGGATGCGCTGGAAAAGTTAAACAAGCAATATGGTCAAGGTACTGTATTAGCTTTAAACAGTAAAACAGGAGGGGACTATGATCTAATTAGTACAGGATCAATAGGTTTCGATTGGATCACCTTAGGGATAGGTGGTTTTGCAAAAGGTAAAATGTACGAGCTTATGGGCTGGGAAGGTACAGGTAAATCTACTATATGTGGACATGCT